GAACCTGTAGAAGCTAACAAGGCAACATAAAGTTGACCACCAGCAAGAACTACTTCACCTGGATAATATTTTCTAGTAGCATCGTAATTTCCTATAAATGAGAATCCATCTAAAAATGGTTCCCAATAAATTGTATCCATAGGATGAGTACCAGCAATATCGCCCTTTGATCTAAATAGATTTCCACCAAATTTTACAATGTCATTCTTTACATATGATGTAGCACTATCAAAAGAATCTTTTAATTCAAAGCCACCGACAAATTGTTCCCAATTAGGAGCGCCTGCAGAAGGAGCTGTCCCTATTACATCTTGAAGAGCTTTATAAGTTGTACCGCCATAAGTTACAATATCGTCTTTCTGATATTGAGTACCGCCAGCATAAGTTCCTTCAACTTGAAGGCCAGAAGCAAATACGTCCCAAGCAGAATCAACTGCGCTCGGTATCTCATTAGTAGTATCTCTTTTGGCAACATAAGAACTACCACCGTGAGTAACGATGTCTGACAATTGATAAGCTGTTGCTGAAGACCATGCTCCTTCATATTGTAAACCATCAACAAAGGTTGAGTAGTATGAAGCATTTGGAGGAGTTTGACCTGTTACTGTATTTGCAGTAACAATGTAAACAATACCACCATATGAGAAACCATCTCCAATATTATAAGTTGCAGCTGCATCATAGACTCCTTCAAAATTAAAGCCTTCCATCATCATATCCCAATACGTAGTATTGGTTGGTACATTACCTGAAGTCGCTGTTCCGTATTTGTAGACGTATAGGTTACCACCGTATTTGACTACATCGTTCCATTCGTATACCTTAGAGCCAGTATATGCCCCCTGATATTCGAATCTGATTTTACCTAAATCAATTATTGTTGCCATAGGACTAATGTCTCCATCTAGTACACAACCATTTCGATATGGCCGGTACTGTTATTAAATCTAAATGTGATAGCATCTACTGACCAAAAATGTGCTTTATAATCATCAGGATGCATAAACGTTACGTTTGAATCTGTTGCTGTCGAATCTACATATGATAGATATGCAGTATGGTTTGCCGAAGGTAATTTTACCGTATCGCTATCTTGTGGTTTTATTACTTCGATATTCAAATGTCCAACACTATCTAGCTGAAAACCATACGACGTTTTATCTGAAAAAGAAGTTCCATTATAGATACCGCCTTCGTTATCGTGACCATAACTCATGTTTCAACTTCCTCTACCACTGTCATGATAACGCTGAATGCATCATCGACTGGAGCTGATACTTTAATTTCGTCATTTTCTTCAATCATTATCTTTGAGTTATTTATTAACAAATCAATTGTATCATTAGGCAATACTCTTTTATTAAATGCCATATAAACGGTATCAGAACCTCTTATTAGTTTAGCCGTAATAGGTAAAGCGGATCCATATATATTAGTCGTTACAAGACTAACAATAAGATGCCTACCAGTTAGACCGCCGGGAGCAGTGTAAAGAGTTACCTCTGTGCTTCCTACGTTCTTAACGAAACTGGTTTGAAATGATGCTGCCATATTACCTAAACTTTGTGATATTTATTGTTTATTTATATAAATTTGATTTGCAACTTACAAATTAACGAAACTTAAAAGACCGCCGCCGGCTCCTCCACCGCCTCCGCCGCCTATCTTACTTGCAAGTGTGTCACCTCTAACTTTCACTAATTCACCACCGGTCGTACCACTGTACATTAGGAAATATTCTTGATTATTAATAAAAGAGTCTGCGTAAACTTCTCTCTTATTTAATATGTGACGTTCATGTAATAATAATCCACCTTTTGATCCGTATAGTGAATCAAATGTAAGATCACCAAAGCTATCTGCATTATCTTTAAAATGCTGATACCATTCGGATTCAGATGGACCTGTGTAAGTAAACGTACCTAACGCGGAATCATATGTTAATGACCCGTCTCCACCGGTATCGTTTACCTGAAAATGAGCTCTTGCTTCTGTTGGACTAGGTCCTGTGTATGTGAACTGGCCTGCAGCAGAATCATAAGCAAAACTACCATCTCCACCAGCATCAACTACAGAAAGAGAATTTCTAGCGCGTTGATTTGTAAAATAAAGATTAGTAGAACCTTCAGCAAGACTATCTGTATTATGATTTGATATATCAGATACTTGACCTGTTACGTTGCCAGTAAGATTACCAACAATATTACCTGTTACATTACCTGTGACGTCACCATAAAAACTGTCGGCTTGAATATTGCGATTAAATACAAATCGTTTATCGGCATGAGAATATGTAAACGATGGTTTGTCTACAATGTTAGCTCCGCCTAACGTAATTCCAGCTCCATGTAAGGCAGAAGAATCTGCAGCCGAATCGCCTAATACAATGTTTTTGTCATTGACAGAAACCGTAGTAGAATTAATAATCGTCTGTACGCCTTCAACTTGAAGGTTACCAAGGATCTTAACTGTACCAGTATTGTCACCAATAGCCGCTGGATCGATTATGAACTCTGCTGGACCACGTAGCTGTCCAGACTGTGTGATATTTTGGAAGTTTACATCACTATTTGAATCTAATGCCTGGTTAGTTGTTAATTTGCCAGTTGCTGAATCATACGATAAGCTTGGCCCGACATTAATATATTTTCGTATTTGCTGACGAGATGAATCAGATGCAAGATCTGTTCTAAAATATTGACGTATTCTTGTTTCAGATGTACTATCATCTAACGCACTATCAAATCGTGCACGCGTATAATATAAATTATTAGCGCCTTCTACAAGATCGTTAGTTGTGTATGGATCTAATGTAATTCCAACATTAAAACTATCGGTCGCAGTTGTAATCTTAAGATTGCCAGTTGTAGAATCAAATTGAAAGTTATTAACTGTTGATATAGGAACATCAACTGCTCCAGTAACAATTCCTAATGAGTCAACCGTAAGTTGTGAAACATTTGTTGCATCACCGTAAGTTCCAGCCGTTACTCCCGAAGATATAATCCGATATATTCCGTTAGTATTGTCATAAGATAAACCAGGACCGGCAGATAGAATGCCTTTCATCTGAGCAGAATCAGGTAACTCATCTATTCGTTTGTTTATTGAATCAATCGTTGTACCAGCCAAAACGCCTGGAACAACTAGTCCTGTTGTTCCACCTATTTTAAACTGGTCTTCACCACTATAGTCTTCGTATACTATACTTTTTTCGCCAGATCCACCGCCAATGTAAATTCCAGTACCACTAAGAGCAACTGTATCACTATCATCTTCTCTAAAATTAAGAGTTGGAGATGTAGTTAGTAGAAGTGAAGTATTTAATTTGATTTTATCTACCGCAGTGACCTCAAAATCATCACCTGCAGTAATAATAATATCACCGTTAGATTCTAACGAATTAATATTTTTGACATTTAATCTTTGATTTATTTTAGCAAATTCTATATTAGCAGAGTCTGTTACTGTTAAATCGCCGGTAACAATGCTACCTGTAACAATATTAGCAGAACTATCTAATCTAAATGTGCCGGTAGCTTCATTATAATCAATTCCAAGACCACCTTCAAAGTGTGCTCTTACTTCGGCAGGACTTGGGCCTGTGTAGGTAAATACACCTGAGGATTCATGGTATGAGAATGATCCGTCACCGCCAGCATCGACCGCACTAATTTTACCTTTTAGATCTAAATCACTAGGTCCACTATATGTAAACTGACCGGTAGCAGAATCATATGTTAAACTTGTTCCGCCTTCGTCATCAGAAGTAACACTGAAAAGTGATCGTACACTATCGTCTTCTAATCTAAATGTAAATTGACCAGTATTTGAATCAAGGTTAAAGAAACCCATGGACAATGGATCGAGATTTGCGGAGAGTGTTCCTGCAACATCTGCAACACTAGGGCCGGTATAAACTATTCGACCCTGTTTAGTATTATATGTAAGAGATCCTAAACCGCCAGAGTCCTGTACAGTTAAGGAATTACGTATGTTCGAATCAGTAGTACCGTTAATAGTAAGTACACCGGTACTAGCATTATAAGAAGCCCCTCCATATGGGCTACTATCGAAAGCAGTATCACCAATAAAATTAACAGAAATAGCTGCGCGTGCATCGCTGTCTGCATAGTGAGCTCCCGTTGTAATACTAAAATTACCGGTCGTACTATTATATGTTAGATCACCACCAGCGCTGAAAAGCGATCTGATGTCAGTATCTGTTCTTTTTGAATAACTTATCTGGCCAGTAGTTTGATCATAAACTAAGTCACCGCCAGCTGATATAGATCCTCGAATGTCTGAGTCGTTTGTACCAATATGCGTAAGTACTGCATTGACTTGATCATATGCTAACGATCCGTAATCGCCAGATGTGTTAACTGATAGGGTTTGTCCGCCATCACCAATGGCGCCACCGCCTAGTGGTAAGGTAACAGAAAACTCACCTGTTGCCTGATTATATTGTAAATCGTTCCCGGCACTAAATAGACCACGTATTTCTGCAGCAGTTGGTCCTGTTAAATTTACTGTGCCATCAGAATACGAAAGAGTACCTAATGCACCAGAATCATAAGTGGCATTAAATAAAGATTGTATGCTGTCTTGTGATGGACCAATATAAGCTAGGATTGCGTTAGTAGAATCATACGCAAGTCTTCCTAAAGGAGATCCTGTGTTATCTACATTAAGTCCGCTACCAGTAATATTAGCAGCTGTAACATGAATAAATTTATTAGAGGCACTATCATATTGTAGAATTGTACCGTTAGCTAGACCAACAGAACCATTTACGTCATCTAATCCTGTTAATGATCCATTTGCTGCAGAGCCAATCCGCAGAGGAGTTCCAACAGTAATCTTTTTAACGATCGTGTTTTGACCAACGACAATCTTCATGTGATTTCCTTGAGTTAAGTCACGGAAGGTGTGACTGTGATTGTGCCTTCAAGGATTCTTTCTACCACTGTTTGTGCATCACTATCTACGAAAGAAATCTCTACATCATAAACATATCTACCGGCCTTAAGAGTTTGCGTTTGTGTATTTGTTAAGGATAAATTAACGACACCGCCAGTTGAAGGAGCCTCAACTTCAGTCGTAAAAGAAGTTGCTTCACCGTCTGGGGTGTTATAAGTTTTCTTTAATTTTCCAGCAACTGTATGATTACTTAAATCTTTAGCATTACCACTAGTATCTTCTAATTCTAGCTTTAAGGTAATGTCAGATCCTTTATCGATTGACAGTTCTTCATATTGGGCCATTGGACAAACACTCTTAAGTTATTTGTTCTTATTTATATCTTCTATCCACTCCATTTTCTTGTTTATGAAATGATATATTTTTGCTTTAGGATCTATATGTTTTGGCTCAGTTATTAATTCATCTACTAGCCAATGCCATTCTTTTGTCATATATTGTATTCGAATTTCTCGAGCTTTGACCCAGTATGAAAAGACGGTTTCGTTATCATAATTAAATACTCGTTGAATATTTTTTGGATACATCGAAAACTCATCGTGTTTTACTTCACTCATAAGTTTTATAATATAATCAAAGTCACGAAAATAATCTAGTCGTTTAATTACTTCTGATGATGCCGCCATAATCCCGGTATTAAACACGTCATTTTCTGGATCATATCCTTCTTCCATGAGAAGAGCATGAGTATTCCAATATTTTGTGGCAGGATTACGAATGCAAAGGCTGTAATCTTCTGCTTTCATAACTTTACCACGTATTGCCAATCTATTAGATTCAGCAACCGCTAACATTTTATCTACATTATGTACTTGAAATATACAGTCAGTAGTATTTGGTACAACATCAAAATCGAGATAACATACATAATTATATTCATCAGCTAAGTCCCTCATTACTCGATGCTTATAAAAGTTTACTATATCATATTCTGAGATCTCTGTAAACCTATTTTTTATATCATCGAAGAAATTTTTATATGTACTATCATACTGAAATAGTATATAGTCAGCACCTATATCGTTTGCGTATTGTTTTTGTCGTTCAGTTACAAGTTCAGCATTATTAAGTAAAGCTAACTTGGTTTGTTTACTTTTATCTGTCGTGACCTGTTTGCCGTTTTCCCACCATCCTGGATTATCTAAACGATCTTCAGGAATATCAATAAAAATACTGAATACTACTTTATTTTCCAATGACTGTAAACCTTTGAAAGTCACCTAGATCTAAAGTATCAACATCAGCAACCCAATCGAGACCTAAACTTTCTGCAAACATCTCGGCTGTAGGATAACAATTAACATGAGAATCTAAGTCAGTATAGTTATTTGACTGGAAAGCAACCCAACAGCTAGGGTCTTTTGATTTAACTATATTAATTAAATCTTTTTGCTCCATATGCTCACAAGAGGTGTTTACAATCCCTGTATATTGTGTTATAATAAAAGAGTCACTTATGTTGAGGGTGGAGAATGTAATGTCTTCATCACCAAATAATTCATATCCAAACTCTTCGCACATAGGATCCATATCGGTAGATTCTATATTCATTTGTTTTTGCGGCCATTGCTTACGTAATTGATAAGCCATCATGCCGTACCACCCGCCGAGTACTAATAATTTACCGGCGTCATGATTATATAATTCACAAAGCTTTTTTGCAAGATGTTCTTTTCCAACCCAATGATTATAATCCATAGAGTGAGATAAATCTTTTATGCGATAGAGATCATCTACCCCATACATAGATTCGTTATACACTTTCTCGCTTAATTTTATAGTTCGGTATAAGATCTCCGAATCGTACATCTAGTTCCTCAAATGATACAATAGCTGCATCTTTTATATTTTTATCGTATTTCATAGATCTTACAAAATCACGCTTGAACGTTTTCATATTTACATCTTCATGAGCCAAGAATCTATCCATGCCACCCGAGTATTTTCTCATATAATAATCACGTAAACCATGATTGTTAAAATGATTCCATATTTCAAATTGGCTTAGAGCATTCCACGACATCACAGAACTATGTATATTTACATCATAACTAGATAGTCTACCATATCTTTTTTTATCATTTTTCCACGGCGCGCCACACACGTGAAGTGTACTCCAGTCCTTTTCACCGAAATGACTGAAACGTGTAAAGATGCAATCTTGCACAAACGTGTCTAAATCTAAGTAAATGTTGTAATGTCCTTCTCTTACATATGGCATAGAAGGATCAAAGAGGCGTAGCTTATTCCATACGCCTTTTAATGTTGGATCTGTTTTTGCAGGAATAACGTTAATACCATGCATTAATCCTTCTGGATTATCTGTATAGCAATAGAACTTAAACCAGCCGTTTACATAATAGCCTCTGCTAAAATAACAAATTTCTCTAAAAAGTCTATTAACAAATTCAGAATCATATTTGTTACCAAACTTAACTGTGATTACATTGAATATCATAATATGCTGCAAATATTTCAGGTACGGTTTTTGCTTTACGTACTTTCATTTTCATTTCACGGTCTTTGCTGTTTTTAACCTCAGACAAATTAAAAATTTGTAATTTAGTTTTAAATACCGTATCTTCATCTTTAAAATTATCTATCATATATTTAGCAACTTTTTCTGGAGTATATGATATAGTCGGCTGAGTAGGCACATTAAATTTGCTTAATAAATCCGTTTTAATTTCTTGTTGAATAATACTAACCTGACTATCTTTATATTCATCAGCTTGTTTATATCTTTGTTCTACTTGCTGATCGAGTTCCGCTTGTAGAACTGATAATTGTTTTTCTCTATATGCATCAACATCAGCAAATCCTTCAGAAACACGTCTTTCTACTTGTTCGTCAACTTCAGCCTGTAATATTTTTAGTTGTTCTTCTTTATATGTTTCAACTTCTTTATACTGTTCATCTATAGCGGCTTGAATGCCTTTATATCCTTCTTCTAATCTTTGTTCTACTTGACGATCTACTTCTGCTTGTACACCTTCGTATCCTTCTTGAACTCTACGTTCTACTTGTGCATCAGCTTCAACAAGTTGTCCTTCTTTATATCTTTCAAATAACTCATATCTTTCTACGTCTTGTTTATCTAAATCTATTTGTGCGTTTTTAATCCACGATTTAAACATTTCAGTGGCTTTATCAAGAACAGCATTTTCAGTTCGCATATTAATATTCTCATAATATATTCTTGTTTGATCTTCTATGTCATCAATAGAATATTCTTCCAAGAGATCTAAAAAGTCTTGGTTATTATAATCAACTTCTATGTAATATGGATTTATTGTTTCGCCGTTCTTGTATAGGATCTCTATAGACTTATGTTGTCTATCAGCGTATCTTAAGCTTTCAATCTTATTTGAAAATCTTGCCATAATATACCTTTCATTAGAATAAACCTATTCCTAAATAATTTGTACTTCCTACTGTCGCAGTCCCGGTTGGAACTTGTTGCGCGTAATATGCAGTCGCATTTGGATTAGGTGCGTTTTGATCAGTTCTTTCAACAGTTCCTGCTACATATGTATCTGTTATACCGGAACCTCTTGTATTCATACTAAGTCCGCTAAGGTAAGAACTATTGCCGTACTGATATCGTATAGCCGTGTCAGTAGTACCTGCAGGATCATACGACCAATAAAGCATTAAATCTAAAAGCATATCTCTAAATTTAGGTTTGTCTAATGTTTTTAAGCCTTCATCAAATATTGTAAGAGGCAAAGGAACTGTACCTTCGGATGGAGTATTAACGCGATGTAAATACCAACTAGTCTCAGCTGCATCGGGCTGATCTACAATTTCTGGTAAACTACCAGTTGCGAAAGCAGTTATATCTGATATGGTATCTTTTGCAACAGGGGTTGAAGAAACTAAAGATGCATCTGGCTGTAATGTGGAAGTTGCAACAAAATATGTTCCTGCATTATCAGCGGGAGTCGTGGTTCCACTCGCTAATCGCGTAAGCGCCGGCGAAATAAAAGTATCATATATATCTACCCGACTCATTGCTCTGATATAATTACTATTGTGGTCATAAAATACAGGATAAGAATAGCTTTGATATGAACTGCCAGCACGATCTTTATATGGAAAAGCAGTAGATTCATACTCGTATCTTTGTAAAGTATTAATATAATTTACGGCAATATAAGCAGAAGGAGCTACACTAGTACCAGCAACGTTTGGAATAGAAGATGATTGAACAGGACCGGCTGGCATACGTCTGTCAATAAGAGTACCTAGCTTTTGCTCATAAGATGTTGCTGCAGCATCTGGAGTAACAGTTAAGCTTACCCCAGGACTATTGCCATATAATCTTATACATTCATCAATGATTTGAGTTACTTCGGCTGAAGTCATGACTCCAAGATCAGAGCCAACTCTTTTCATTGGCCTCACGACTGCCATGTTACGTACCTGCTGTAAATAAGGTTTTTAACGTTGCCCCAGCGGAATCATAAATTACTAAAGTTTGTAGATTTTTTAATTGCACACTAGTGATAGCATCATTTCCCATTTTTGCTTCAGTAACGCACGAGTCAGCTAAGTCAGATGTATTAACCGGAAATGTACCACCGATAATACTTAACATCTGAGCAGAGTCTAAAAAAGCAAATCCATCTACTTGAGTTTGAAGCGATGATAAATCAGCATCTATTTCGTTTATTGCTTGTACTAAATCAGAATCGCCAGTTGTAGTAAGACTTACAAGGTCACCGACTTTATAACTAATCTCGTTAGTCTTATCCCTCCAAGCACTTACGAGGTCGTTTAAATCTACAAATGTTCTAGCCATTCTTTTCTACCAATCTCTTTAGTAACCCTTTAATATCAGCCATATCTTGTTTCATAGTCTGTACATCATCTTTTACTTCTTCAAACTCTAAAGCTTTCTTTTTTCTCTCAGCCTTTAAACTTTTTGCTCTTCTGATTTCATCCGAATTCACATTTAATACCGCTCCGTTATTAGGATCTCTAAAGAAAGATTCTGATCCTTTAACTTTCTGATATTTATCCATACTATACCGCCAATGCTATTACTCTTAAATCTTTAAACGTTGGAACTTTAGCGTTGTTAAAAGATTTCATTACAATCTTAAGAACAAACCGGTTGAATGGAACAGCTAGTCCACCGGGTCCACCAACAAGATACTCATAATCTCTAAACACGTTAGGATTTTCATCCGATGGTAAGTTTTGTTCTTTACTTACTTCTTGCCATGAGGCATCTTCAAATCTAGCATCATCGCTTATTACCTTAAAGTAAACTTCAAAATCTGAAACAGACGGCCGGTTTGCACCAAGTATAACTTTTAATCCTACTGCGGCAGATGCTAGTGTAACAGGTCTTGTAACATGTTTAGCTATAATTGTTCCACCAGTTTTATCTGTCTCAGCGACAAGATTAAGTGGAGTATTAATGTTGCTTAAGCCAGATCCGGCAGAATCTGCGTTATCAATTCTATTATGTGTCAACCATAATGAGGCTCTTTGCATATCGATCACAGGAGAAACATAAGGCGAAGCAGTTGTTAAATCAACTTTAATCGTAGCTGACTTTTCTCCGGTAGGTAAGTTTGTGTTTTCAATATAATCAGCAGCAATAACTTTTGGAGTACTAAACACATTTCTGTTTCGAAGAGCCAAAGGACCAAATGCTGGATCTTGAGAATATGGAGTTTCAGATCCTGCAGTTGAAACGCCTGATATAAATTTACCAGACACTGCAATAGAAGTTGATTGCGGAATATTAGTTTCTACATAAGGCCATACTTCTTCAAACGGAATGTTTTGGCTATTTAAGATTGCAGTACCGCCGATTGATTTAGTAAGCGTTGCCGTATTGCTAGCTTCTACCGTAAAGTTATCGTGATCAGCAGCTGTAATTGGTCTTGTTCCCATATACTGTGTACCAACTAAACCGGAATAAAAGAGCGCAGAATCAAATCCATATATCTTTACATCATCACCAACACTAAATCCATGATCTTCGTGATTAATTTGAATCGTAGCATCGCCTTGAGTTGTAGTAATAGGATCAGTATCTAAAAGCCTGAGCGGAACTGTACCGTTTCTCATAATAATACTTGAACCAGTAGTAGAAAAGTTTGCTCGTTTTAGTTTAAACATTAAATCTTTTGACTGATCTGGTTCCCAGGTAGAGCCGTTTTGCGATTTAAATAACGATCCCATAGCAGGCTGAGATGTAATACGTTTCTCAGTAGAGTTTAATATAAACTGTTCTGTTTCTGCTATATAGACATTATAGCTATCGCATTCAGCTAAGAGTACAATAGAGTATTCTTCATAAGGCATCAAGAATACTGGTTCTTCAAACGTGAATGTTGTAGCCACTGTCGCATCAGAAGATACATTAATTTGCGCTGGCGATTTAAATAATACAGAACCAGGCATAATCTCATCAGACGCAGGAACACCATTCACTGTCGGTCTTATTTGCACCTGAGCTGGTATTGTAGTATCTTTACTTTGAAAGTAAATATCGACACTTGTAATGAATACGCCGTCTTGATCTGATACAAAGAATGTTTGCGCGAGTGGATCTGCTTGTCTTACTGTGCGTGGAGGCGTTACTTGAATTCCGTCGACACGACGTTCTCCTGTTACAACATTCCAAGCTGTAGTAGATGTTGTTGAATTACGTCCGCTGATGGTAGAAGCAGATGAGGTTTGTTCGCTTGATGTAACATTTCTAATTCTTGTAGATCTCACTGTTCGCTGCTGAGTTTCTAAAACACCTTGAGCAGCATACGTAGTAACACCTATAGAAGTAGCAGCTTCTTCATTATTAGAAGTAATATCTAATAATTTAAATTCTCGTACACCAGTACGGAATCTTAATGTGTCACTGTTTGGAATAAACAGTTCACCTTCAACTTTACCTTCGGCATCAGAGAATAATGACGTTCCACCGCCGTCTGGATGTCCGGAGTTTCTATCGTATCTATTACCAGCTTCATTATCAGTAGTAGCAATGCGCGTAAATGATCCGGACCGTGTCCAGTTACTTACATCTACACCATCAAAGAATGGGAAGAACCTGTGATTTGGTTTTAGTCCTTCAGCTTTAAAACTTACACGGCGTGATCTCATAAATGGAATCATTGCAACATCAACCACTCGATCACCGACTACGGTTCGTATAGTTGAAAAAGAAGAAACTCTAGCAACCGCTGTTCGTGTCGTAACTGTAGTAACATTACTTGTTTCAGTTCTAACCGCCTGAGATCTCCAGTTTCCTGATGCACCATTACCTGTAAATGATTGTGTTTGAGTACCAGTTGATACTGAAGATCCAAGACCTTGAGATCTCGTATCTCCTACTTGTGTTCCACCCCAGTTCCACTGCGAGTTGTTAAATAACTGTGCTTGACTACCACTAATTCTTGTTTCTGTACCACCGCTAATTATATTATCTGCGGTTCGTCTTGTTTCTCTCCAATCATCAGATGCAGGAGAAAGTGTAACTTGACCCATATTTGTAATCACATTAAATGGGTTTATGTTCATTGTTCCAGAAACTTGTGGCTGATTTAAATAATCTATTTCAGTATACTTGGCATATATGTTATCGCCTTTGATAATAGTATTCGTAGAAAGATCAGAATCATAAATTAGTTTAATATTTTCTTCAGTAAAAGACGGTCTTAATATCTGAGCTTTAGGATCAATTGATGCTTTATATTCTACGTTATCAAATCCTGTTGCTAATTGATCTTGAAAGTTATCAACCAAGAATCCAGCTTTTGTTCTATCATTTCCAGTAGAATCAAATACAGTAAAGTTAGATAACCCTTGTTCTAATAAAGACAAGGTAGTCAATTCGAAAAGATTATCTACTTTTTTCTCTATAGAAGATATGTCACCCATAGCGAATTTTTTGTTATCAATAGGAATAGCACCAATGTCAGAATCACTAATTGTAAATGGCGCCATACCAATATCATATAGCAATAATTGATTTGCAGCTACATCTGGATATTGTGGTTGTAAATCAGATCGCCCTTGCAATACTATTAAATTAGCATCTTGGTCTATAACTAAACGATCAAAACGCGGCAGATAAAATTCTGCATCCGTAGTTATAAGATCTGTATTTGTTGGTAGTTCGTTAATACGAGCAGTACCACCAGTAAAGTCAGAGTCTTTATCTGTCTTACGTGGTCTAAAATCTAGTACGTCTCTTAGTTCAACTTTAGTTCCATCATTTAGTCTGTGCGATGGAATATCACCATATGCAACCTGACCGGTATATGAGTTAGTTGCAAAGAAATCGCCAGAAGCACCATGCTGAAAGTATCTAAACCGTGCAAACAAATTACCAGACGGAGGTGTTTTATTACCTTTAAGAATTACACGAGATGGTGAGTACCAGTTATCACGCTGACCATTGTCGACAATAAAGTCACCTAGTCTATTGGCACCATCAGAATCTGAATCGCGTAAACGATCTAACTTAAACAAGTCTGGCTTTTCTAATTCTAAAAATTTAAGACCAGCACCATCAGACTCTACGACACCAGTTACTGTAGTTTCAAGTAATGTTTTAGTTCGTACTGAACCGTTTGCCTTATTAACTTTAACGATGACCTCAACATTAGAGTTTGTAGGACCACTAGAAAGAGTTGCGGCTTGTGTACCAGCACCTGATATAGAAACATCGTTACTAATAATAGAACCACTTGAGTCTACGGATATAATCCAATCAGATGTATTTGAGAAAGTTTCGCCAGTTGCCGTTAATGTAAGAGTTGCCTGACCCGAGGCGTCAAAAGAAGCGTTAAATTTACGCTGTACTTCAAGAGAAATATCTGATAATGTTTTTGGTCTAGCAAACGGTAAGCTAAATAGTAAGTTGTTATTACCAATATCATTTAGAATTGCTTCACCGTTATCTAGTAAAATATCTGCATAGTCGCCGGCTGATGCACCAATAGATCGTACGTCAGAAAACTTTTGACCGGCATTCATAACAACATCGAAGATGTATAGTTTAAAATTTGCTCCTGCTATTGCGTCTTCTTCAATATATCTTGCACGACAAGTACCAATAGTAGAACCGCCATGCCCGGTTGCAGATCTTAAGTTACGAACCTGAAACACGTCAATGTTTGGGGTACCTACCATAGTACTAATAACTACATAATTACCGTAATTAGCTGCCACCACCTGGTTATCTAATGTAGTCGTATCTTGTGCTTTTGGTACACGAAGTCTTGTAGTGTAAGTTTTTTCTGCTCTGTAACCATTAACGTATGCTAGGCCCGGAGAAACCACAGCTCTCAAGAAATTAGCATTAGAATCTTCTTCATGTTGAAGCAGAAATGGATTAATAATAAAGTCACCATTAATATCGTTTGTACGTTGAGCCATACGATCTTCAATAGATTTAAACGCATTGTGTCCACTTACAACGTCAAATATATTACCATTAATGACTCTACAAAAATATACAAAGTTTTCGTCAGAATCTATCTCATCTTGTGTTGCTAATACTAAACGAATTCTATAACGATCTGCGCCTGGGGCAGAAGTATTAGGTGTTGCACCTTGATTATCATACAAAGCTTCTGCGTCAGTAGAAGAAACAATGTCCTGTTGTACTTTAAACCCTACTGTTGCTGTGGGCAATGAAGTATACTTACTAAGAATTTTTGATTGTTTTTCAGCAAATACAAAATGACCCTGCGTAAAGAAATCTCCACGATCTATAGAGATACGTGAACCAAATCCAGTTGCAGGATTCGCAGTTGTATCTGTAGTTTGCACAGTGAGAGTTACACCTGACACGGTACCAACAATATTTTCACCGGCTGTTACTCGCTGCGATTGAGAAAAATCTGATGTAGCGCTAAGCGTGTCTGTATATCGAATGTATACTGTAGCAGGATCTGAAGCAGTTGCAGCAATGGCTTCTAATACAACGACTTTAAATGCAGACGTTTGGCCAATAAATTCGTCATTGATAATTGTAGAAAGATCAGCTGGTAGAGTGTTAGTGCTCGTGTCTAATTTAATAAACTCGTATCTCGTATTAAGCGTAGGTCCGCCCGGATTAACAGAGGCTCCTTCCTTAAAAACGTTTCTACCAAATCGCTCCATCTCTTTTTGAATAATAGTTTGCATCTGAGTAAGTTCGCGTGCTTGCAAAGCTTTACCAGAATTAAATAAAATTCTATAATAGTTGTCGCTATCTTTATAGTCGTCTTTATACGTATCGCTAAAGATCTTATCTGTAAATTTGTTCGCCATTTAATTGCCTTACAGCTGAATAATAACTTTAATGTCTTCGGTTTGGTTTGGATCTCTTTCAATCGCAGCCCTATTATCTACATATAATAGTGTTCCAGAGAAAGGTTTTATTGTAGATTTAGTATATGCATCATTATCTCCATCAACTGATGCAGAATCAAGAATGCCTTCACCATTACCGTCTAACTCAGTAACTGTCTCACCTTCTTGAAATAAAAGAAAACCGGTGGAATCAGTTTGATGATACCAAACATAGTTTGAATCGAATTTATCTACATATGCTTTTGCAGCTGTTGTAGATCCTTGAATGGTTTTATCTTCACTAAAATTTTGTGCAATAGAACCAAACTTTAATTTATTTAAAACATTACCTGCAGGAGCAGTGAATAATGCACCGGTTGATGCTGAATCTGTTTCTACTGGATTTTTAATAAGTCCTACCTGCCTAAAATCGTTGCTTGTAATTAATGCATTATTTTCATCACCTTCAAGCTTAGTATTAAACATAAGAGCGGTAGATCTTAAATCTTCTCTTGGATCGGCACCTATTCCAGCATCTGGAGCTAATATCATCCGGCCGTGTGCTCCTGTACCACCTCCACCAGAAAATGTTACTGATCCATAATCATATCCAGCGCCAAAGGCCTTTCCTGTGCCTGAATCATTCATCTCGATTTTTACAATTGCACCATTGTAAACCGTAGCCGTAGCTATCGGAGATCTTGTACCATTACCAGTAAATCCGACAGTTGGCGCAGATGTATATCCTGAACCGCCATTGTCTATTTTAACTCCTACGACCTGACCTGGAATTGCAGCATTTTGAATCGTTTTTTGTTCTTGCTCAAGAGCTGGAGCCGATGCACCAGCTGAGTCGATAAATTGTACAGGAATATAATTAGCCGATGTAAACTTTGTTGACCGCAAAGCAGTTTGGCCATAGAGATATTTCCATACATAACCATCTGAAGTAGTAAGAGGATCTAGTGATGATCCCGATGGTTTAATAGTAGAAGCAACTGCATTTCCTTGTGCATCCCGCCCTTGTTGTAGGCATAAGAATACAGCAAGTTCGTCAGTCATAACATAATATCCATTTGTTGGATAACCTTGAACATGATCATCATATCCAGAATAAATTGTACCTGAAGACCAGTTGTAACGAGGAATCACATAAGAAACATCTTCACCTTTTTTCATTGCTTGCATACTAGATCTAAAATCTCTTTCAGTCTTTGCTGTATTAGTAGGTGTTACGGCTACGTCTGTAGCATTCCAATCTTGCGATCTACCAATAGCAATATAGTATGTGTCAGCTGAATCAGTGACATCTGTAAAAAGATCATTTAGAATTTGTTTCTTAAATCTATCTGTAATAATTGCAACCATTTTAGATTCCCTAGCTCACTGTTCCGCCATTGTTACCAATCAACTGCCAATTTCCACCATCCCAAATCATATGACAACCTTGATTGTTATTCAAAGCTATGCTAGTTCCCGGTCCAAAATTGGCTGGAGTGATAGTAGCAGCACCAGCATTCTTATTTGTAAATATCTTATATTCTCCTACCGTTGTACCGTCAGCTACAGAAACAGATATTGGTGTTGCTGAATTAGATAGAATAAACGATTTAGAAGTATCCGCAGCTCCAGTAGCCGTAATTGTAGAAACGCCATGTGCGCCTTTATCAATTTCTACTGATCCAGTACCCTTGCCTGCCATGTTTAAATTAACGTTAGGATCATCTCCATTCGCACTTAAAACAGGATTAGTTCCGGTAGCAGCATTTTGCACACCAACATAATTAATTGCACTTCCTATTGAAGTAATACCAAAAACTTCAGCTCCGTTAACATCCGCAATGTAGCCACTAATTTTTGGCTGAGATACTGTTGGAGTCGTAAGAGTTTTATTTGTCAGAGTTGCAGCGTGATCATTAAATACTAAAACATCGTCAGCTGCTAAAATAGGTAAATTAATATTTCTATCTGCTGCTAATTCAGATACAGTAACAAAATAGTTATGAGTCGATGATGTATCATTAATGCGCGGAGTTTTTAATGTAGGACTTGTTAATGTTTTATTTAATAGAGTTTGTGTGGCCGAGTCAAGCACAACATTACCAGAAGTATTTGGCAAAGTTATAGTATTATCCTGTGAAGGATCCTGAGCATTTAAAATTGTTTCGTTTGTATCATCAGTCTCGCCTTCAAAAAGAAGACCTCCACCAGCAACAGTCAAAGAACCTGTCAGAGTATCACTATCTCCTCCAAGTTTATTGTATAGCTCAACAAAATTTTCATTAATCTTTTGACCAGCTTGACGAAGCGTATCACCGCTTCCATCGTTAGCAAAAGTGCCAGTTGATATGTTCTGCCGAGTCATTGTAAACCTCTAAAATATTTAATGTATTTATATCTAAAACGATACATATTCGGTGTTGACGGAGAGATTAATCGGCCTATGGTCGCTAAAAGGCCAATAAGCAATTCTACCTGATCCGTCTTGTAAATTTCTATTATTCGTAAAATAACTTGTGTTATCAGTATCACCAACATACATCAAGCCTGTCTTAGCATTATTTATAAACCATTCTCTGACCTGTTTTGGAGTCATACCTGGGTTCATTTGCATTAATAGCGCGGCCATGCCGGCTACTTGTGGTGCAGCCATACTTGTTCCATCAAGGTTTGCATACGAGTTATTACTGTAATCATGACTACTTACAATATCAGTTCCTGCAGCCCAAACATCAACGCGAGGACCTTTTTCACTTGATGTAGCTGTAGCTTCTGAATAAGAATATAATTGAGAATCCATATTACCTACAACGATAGTGTGTTCACCGATATTACTAGCACCTCTATTATAATAAAGCGGATCTCCTGCAGTAATGTTTCCTTGAGTAGCACTTGATGTAAAATAATTATCGTAGTCTATGCCACCTTCAACGTCTAGCTTTTGATATTGATTTCCGGCTGACTTAGTGACAATGATACCTTCATCTTGCATTTCTTCTACTTCAGATTGTAATCCGTAAATAGGGCAATTAATTCTGTTAGAACCATCTCCTATTAGACCGTATGAACTACTGGCAGCAGTTGCTCCGGTACTAGTACCTCTATAATTAATATTAGTAACTAGTGATACGCCACTATAAAAATGGTACGTCTTATATCCCCAACTCATATTTACGACGGTTGGTCTTCTATATCCTGTAGTAGGATCTACTGATTTATTTTTATGAAATTCTTTTACTGCATCAAACCACCAAGTACTATTACCAATGCCGTCTGTTGCATCAGCAGGCATACTATATAACTGAGCTTTCGGTGCCCAACCAACAGTCGCTCCTCCCATAGTTCCTAAAACGTGTGTAGCGTGATAGCCATATGAATCTGAACTTGTGTAATTAATAGTACTTGCACCACTCATATTTGGTAATGTATTCCACTGAAGCTGATTATATCTACCAGCAAACTGCTCATGATCGTATCTAGCAGTATTTCCTTCATGCACAACTAGATCAACGCCTTCACCATCTAAATGCCCGGTATATTTTAAAGTCTCGCGTTGACTTGTTACACTTGATCCCCATCCATTTGTTGCTTCAATATGTCGCAATAATCCCCAGTTATTCTGGTTTGTATTATTACTTTGTCGTTCCCAATTATTTCTATGATTATATTCAAAATCTAAAAAGTCATCAGACCATTCAATAGGAGTATGTACACTATTAACCCTTGGATCTGATCGTAGTGTCTCAGCTTCTTCGTCTGTTAAAGCCATATTAAAATGACGCTTACTACCATCACGGCTATAAACTACATCAACAGATCGAGCCGGAACGTAATCGTTTCCAGCTTCTGCTGTGAGTTCGTCTTTTAAAAGGTCTTTACTTTGACCTTTTTCCATTGCTATTATATAATCTTTTTCTGACATAGTTTACCTATATAATATTGATTGTATTACCCATTGATCCGTGCGCAGTACACTGGTAATATAAAGTAGATGGAGCAGACATTGGAACTTTAAATACAATAGTACCGTTTGAGCTACCGTTATTCGTTACGCCTGTACTGTATGCAGATCCACCAGCGCTAGCTCTAATCTCAAAGGGATGTGAACCACCAGAATTATTTACAAAATAATATGTTTCGCCTCTACGTAAATATAACAAAGGATCGTTTTCGCCTGTAGGAAACCAATGACCGTCCGGATCATTAAAGATATAATGACTGCTTCCGCTTGCTGTAAGTGTAAACAACGAAGCGCCTCGTGTCATAGCTGTCCAATCGCCACGCTGATAGATCTCAAACTGACCATTATCAGTGTTATAAATTATCTCACCGTTTGCCGCAGTTAAAGATCCTCTTTGAGATGTGGTAAGAGAAGCAACTCTAAATCCACCACCCGAAACAGTAACAGATCCGCCAACTGTCATATTAATATTAGATGACGATGTAAGCGTAGGTGTTCCTGCTGTACTTGTTCGTATCGAATTAATAATAAGACCATCAGAGTCAAACTTACCTACATCTGTACCTTTGACTCGAATGTCAATCTCATCATCAACACTTGCATGGAATGATGTATCACCATCAGCATCCATTACTAATTCATTTCCGTTCATATCAATAGATGAACCATTAGCAAGATAACTTCCTAAATCACTAATTTGAGATTCAGTTATTGATAGTGCAGCTTGATGCGAAGTTACATCTCCTTCTGTTACGGTATAACCAGTGATGTAAGATTGTAGATCGCTAACCTGACTTTCTGTAATTGATAATGCTGCTTGGTGTTGAGTAACAGCACTTTCTGGCACATTTGTATCAGGAATATTAGTCCAAGTAACTGCGGCTGATAAATCGTTTGTTTCAGTATAGCTTGTTAAGTAACTCGACAAGTCCGGAGGTGTATATGAGAATACACCTGTACCGTTATTATATGATAGAGTAGGTGATCCTGCGGCATTTGTAGAAACACTAAAGTCAGCATATCCTAGGCCACCGCCTCCACCACCGCCACTTACGTCGGCAGCTGCTATAAACATTTGTTGAGCAGAATCCCATTTAAGGATCTGGTTATTTGAAATGCCAGACATATTAATATCTGTATGTCCGCTTACACTACCGATTCTAGCAGATACATAATTCGAATCAACAAGCGATATTGTTTTAGCCGAGTCGATTCCTGTACCGACATCACTAAAATTAGCAAGCTTCACCCAAGCTCCGCCATGTGCCATGTATCCTGCACCTTCGGAATGAACATGAGCAAACATACCATGATATGTTCCAGCAGCTGGTAATGCGCCAGCTGAATCATAATTGTTTGAATATAATATTTTATGTGTTCCAAAATTTATATCAGAATCACCGGCGATAGTATTTAAATTTATACTACCTTGTGCAGCTTGCGCTATTGATGTGATTGCAGCTGAATCTAAGTCAGCGTTCTGCAATGTGGTAAAGTTGGCATCGAGTTCGACGTGGGTCAATGCCGTCCCTTTAGTATTTCGTAATGTAATTGCCATTTTTTACCTCTAAGTAAGTTCTACGTAATCTGAATCGACATAACCAATTGTCATATAGCGTGGATTTCCAGCAGCTGAGTCATAGAACCATGTTGCCTTATCGAACCTTTCTATATCATTGCTCATTCTCACACCATGCTGATCATGAGCTGGGCCTTCTTCTCCGTCTGAGTAGAATGGCGCAAAGTCTTTTGCCGAATCATCGAATGTCGGCGAGTTAATATTCATTGCATCGTCTATTTTACCGTAAGATGCAGCAAAGACGTCAGCAGGCATATCTTTATATTCGCTAACTTTTGCATCTAGATTTATACGTTCTACCACTGTATCTGAATCTCCATCGTCCGGAAGAACACCAAGTGTTTCTACTAAGCCATTTGGTATCGTATAAGTCGCAGTACCTTCAACAAATAATGGAGGTGGCGGTTCATCAATGTTATCTGGCATAGTCAAAAGAATTGAGTTTGTAGAAGGCATTTCTAAAACAACAGATCCGCCTAAAAAGAATCCAGCTGGATGTACAAACTTTTTATATAAATCTTTCCATGTATTTAATGGAACGGATGATTTAATAAGAACAGAGAATATTTGATATAATGCACTGTTTTGAATAAATCGAAGAGATTCTGTACCTATTTGCGATTCACTCACAATAAACATATTATTCTTTGGATATTCTATTTCAACATCGATGCCATAGAACGCACGGAAAAAACCTTCGGCAGAATACTTTGTTCCTTTAACTCTATAAAAATTTGCGAAGTTTCGAAGTACTTCACGCGGTTCACTAAAATATGTCGAATTAGCACCATCAGCAATCGATGCAAATATATTCTCAATGTATTCTAAGTTAGTTGCCTCTAAATCATATAGACTATATAAATCTTGTAGAGCATCGATAGTACCATCTGAATCCATATAATCGTAATAACCTTCTAAGAAAGTAATTAGATTTGGATATGCACTTGCGTAGTATTGAGGTAGTACCTCTTTAATACTGTATGCTCTTAAATTTAAATTAGATCTGCTATAGTCTGGGCTATGAGACATTTTAATATCCGGACGAAGGTATGCTTGGAGATCTTACATATGTGTTAGCTGCTCCCGTACTAGAAGATGTAACGCCTGTAGCTGAGCCAAGGGTAACATCGGTTTGTTGTCTATCGACTCCGCTTGTAGCAAAAGATGGACCTTCATCTAAATCTAAAATGTAACTTCGTAGCGGTCTTATTGTAGACTGATTAGCCGGAGTTACTGACATCTTAATATAGTTAACACCTGCAGTAATAGCAGTCGGAGCAAATCCTGTCAAATTTATTGTACCAGTTAATGCGTCGTAAGAACCAATATTGTCTACTTCAACTTCTCCTATTGAATTTACGATCTGAAGTTTAGTTAAGTTTAATGCATTTTTAACAGAGCAAACTTTACCATTAAAAATAAACGTTGATGAATTCACAACATAATCTGCCGGATCCGGTGAAGCTAATTCTGCAGGAAAATATATTCTATATGACGTTGATTGTAATAGATCTGGAACAAATCTTTGCTGTATTTTTATTGACGCTTGTGAGTTTAGAATCGCTTCACTAATATCATCAACTTGTCCTAACAACTCAGATCTTCTAAATATTCCGCCGAATTGAGTCAAGTTAGTACTAACATAAGATTGTAATGCCGCAAATACTGAAGATTCAGTTGACTTAACGGTCTGCCCAGTAAGATTAGGATCAAAGTTAAATGTTAAGATGACTTCGAGGTAAGTTATTACTGGATCTTCGAATTGTGTATCAATAGAAAGAATCGAAAGATTATTAGATACATCTTGGACAATAGAGTTTTTAACTGCTGTCTTTTGTGATTCAGTCGTACCATCTTCAAACACAAGGGAAACATATACTTTACCATAATCTGCTGGCACATTATCTTCTCCGCCCCATGCAATCGCATCTGTAACTGTAGGATAATTTCTTTGTATTACTGCACGATAATCATCGGCTGTTACAAGTCTTTGTTGTGCTGCAAATGAAATAGGAGCGTTTTGTCTAATTGATTCTATTGACTGTCTTGCGCCACCTACTCCTGACGAAGCAACTGTAGCAACTGACAAAGGATAATTACCTACTCCTGGAACTGCTACTTGACCACCTGCTGCAAAGGTAGAAGCATTATTGGCTGCAGCTCCTTTACAAGACAAATATGTAACTATGATTTTATTACCGGCTTCCGGAGATTTACCAAATGATATACCGTCACCAAAGTTTAATTCGTAATAACCATTCGGAGCTTCTGATATTTGATAATACCGAGATTGTGAATTAACTGTTGTTGCAGTAGTAATTGGTACGTACGAAGTAAATAATGAACTTGAAGGAGTTTCATATACATAAACAGCGGCTGTCGTAGTATCTATTGTATCGTCTTGAATAACGTAAAGTTGTCTTTCACCTACGTCACCGACAAAGAATGTTTTCTGTTTTTGTACGCCTTCAAATATTTGTATAGTAGTTCCAGAATTTTCATTTAAGAACTGGTAAAAACCTTCACCATTATCAGTAGCTGTATAATCTTCTAGCGTTTGAAAAGTATATGTTACATCGTCAGCGTCTGCAGTAAATGTGTAACCAGCGCTTAAAACAATAGAGCCTGGCCGATTAGGAACACCAGAAAGATTCATTGATAATTGTACTTCAGCCCTAGAAGAAGTACGGGATCTTGGGACGTAACCTAATGTAGCGGCGTGAGATACGACCGAGCTTCTTAATTGTGCAGTAGTAAGAAATGATTCATTCAAGGCAAAGTTAGCAGTTAGTGCATTATAGTGCGTATTATATGCAAGCACGTCAAGAATATTAGAAAGGCCTGATGCTTCAAAATTATAGTCTTCGAATTCAGGTTGTTTAGCTAAATATACTTTTAAAGAGTTTTTGATGTTATCAAAATCTAATTTACTATTTTGTACTGTAGTTGCCATATTATCTCAGCCTCGATAAAGATGTAGTTACAGTAACGAGTTCTCCGACATTTGCTATGCCAAATCGAATCGTTACATCTATTGCGTTATTATCTGGATTATCTGATATGTCTATCTTGTCTATTATCGCTCTGGGTTCATAATTGTTAATAGAAGCAATAACGGATTGCTCTATTTCAAAAGCCGTACCATCATCCATATTTTCAAAAAGCGCATCACCAACACCGCCACCAAAATTAGGCGCAAATGGTTTCTCTGTAAATCCAGTTGTCAATATATTTTTTACAGCTTGCTTAACAGCACCAGCATCAACCTTTTTAAATATATCTCCGTTTGTCTTTGCATTAAAAGAAAGATCTATGTCTACGTAATTTTTAGATCGAGAAGTTACAACACTAGATGATGTAATGTTTCCGTCTTCTACTGCAAATGCTCTATTCGTTGCCATGACCGTTCCAAATAATTTGTACTATTTATAATCTTTAAGCGAGGATTTCTATAAGTTCACCTGTAGTTTGTAGCGATCCGTTATATCTTGTTTCTAATATTTTAGTAAAATTACCTTTATAATTAGAATCAACGGCTGGCATCTGTAATATTACATGGCATTCTAATGAGCCATCAGTATTATATCTGTCGTAATCTAATATAACTTTCTCAAATAATATATTATCTTTCCAATAAACCGCTAAATCAAACATTGCCATATGATCAGGTATGCCAGCTCTATCTAATAATTGATATACAACTACACGACCCTTTGTTGCTAAATCGTTAAGGCCTCCGGTGGAAAGATTCTCTTGTGGACCTTTTTTATATAAACCTTCTACTACAATTAATCTTTTATTCATAAACTGGCCTAAGTCCATGTTTATGGTATTCATTGCCATGGCATGTAGATATAACTGACGTGCAATCTGTAATCTATCAGCATCATTAGTAATATGATTTAGATTTGTTTTTTCACCTACAGCACCTAAAAACTTTCCTATTGATACACCTCGAGCTAGCTTTGTACCCGAAGATATAAAAGGAGCGTTATTTGGGTTATACACCGGATCTGGTACAATCTTTTTAATACCAGGATTTGGTTGATAATATGAATTATAAAAATTAAAATCAGACATTATATGCACCATTTGGACCAATAATAGTATTATTTTCTGCTACCGTTGGAGAGTTAT